AATCCTCCGAAATGTTTGTGAATTTTCGCATCTCAGTTACTGTAATTGGAATGCTATTAGCTAAGTCTAAGGTACCAAAGTCTTCTGAGCCAAGAACTATTAATCTACCTCTTATACAGGTCCCACTGGTATGATGTGGTTTAGAGTTTGGCTCTATTGTAGCTCTTAAAGGAGTCTGCCAACCAGAGTCTGCCTTGGTGAAACATTGACAAAGAGACGATCGCCTTGGCGATACCCAATCCCTGTCCTCTGAACATTCCCCTCAGGCCAAATTCACGACTGTCACGAGCTACTTCTTTTACAGCTTCTCCCAAAGTGATTGGTTTGTCTTTGATTGAATTGGTCTGCATGATGACCTCCAATCTAGACAATGGATTCGTCATGGCTACATAGATAGGGGTTACCATTGCAGATGACACAAGATTGCAACCAAATTGGCCCATCCCACTCTTGGCTCCCAATTCTCGTTCGATCTTCCTTTGCAAGATCGGTTGCCCGACCAGACCAGTGGTGGCACTGGCGAGTGAATGTCCCATGAGAGGCAGTGTTCCACGCAACAAAGGGCGAAAGTTCTGACCTGCACTCTCTCTCAAAATCTCTCTCAGCGGTTTTTGAGCTCCTGTCTCTCTGAAATAAGCACGCTGTTGTTTCTCTACCATCCTGACAGGATTGATGAAAGGAGCCGAAAAGATTGATGCTGCTGTTGCGGCCGCTAGACCTGGCTGCTCGCCCTCATTGAGGAAATAGGAGATACCAAGGAAAAAACCAAATTTGGGCACACGCTTGAAACCCACGCCGATCAGACGAGGCCCCAATCCTGACAGGGATGCCGAAATTGGTGCTTTTCTAAAGATAGCATTCGCCTCCTGACGAGCAATAGTGGGAGATACCTGTTGCCCATTAAGGTCCTTGGCATATTGTTGTACAAGCTGACGATAGGAGGTGATCGGATTATCAATCACAGTCTGGAATGCTGAGCCACCCAGATATGCCACCATTGTCTGAAAGGGAGAAATACCATTCGCCTGAACCTTGAAATAATCGTTGGAAAAAAGCATGCTTCTGTATGTTATGTACTATTTGGTAGATATTTTTCCAATGAGATTGTCAGACGCACTGGATCTTACCCATTTTCTCTTTTCACCGTATCAGGCGGCGAACCGTTGGACAGACTTTCCGATAGATCCGTGGCCTGATCAATTGAGGCTTTGGTTCAGCTTTCACCACCTGGGGCTGGTGGGGACCAGATTTGACAACTTCTTTAGGTTTTTCAGATTCTTTAGACTTTTCAGATGGTTTGGAGGGGTTGGATGGGTTGGATGGGTTGGTGGGGGCTCCTGTCCCATCTGTTACCAATTCAGATAAATACTGTTGCATTCTTTGCTCTCGCTTGCGATGAGTATTTTTCACATGTCGTGTCAGTTGCCCTTTGCTCTCATAAATAGCGCCACATTCTGAACAAGCCAAGCCATCATGTCTGCCACGGTGCTTCGTGGTGGCCAGATGAACATTCCAGTTGTAGCTGTTCGTTGTGCTGAATCTGCAGAGTGGACAGTGCCGATAGAATCCTTGATCCATTGCTGTATAACATGTTATAGAAAAATGATTCACAGAACGCAGCTTTCTGCAGCATCTCACAGACAAAGGATGGATGACCCGAACAGACCTCTCGTACTTGTTGATAGCAGTTACTTCTCTATCAAACGCGCAACAGCTCTGATGAGCTGGTGGAATCGTGCACACCCAGATGATCCCAGAGGTATGAACAGCCATCTCCCATGGGTTCTGAACTCAGTGTACATGGAAAAATACACCAAATTGTTCAAACAGAATATCGACAACATCTGCAAACATTTTGGAGTGCGACATGAAGATATCCTATTCGCCCGCGATTGCCCGCGTCAGGAGATTTGGAGACGTGATTTTTACCCCACCTACAAGGGCACGCGCTCCAATGGTGAAATCGATTCAGCCACATTGGTGCAAGTCCAGGATAAGATCAAGGAGGGTTCTATGGATTCAAGCTGGACCAGTGGTGGGGGTGGAACCAATGGTGCAATTGCTTCCAATATGCTGGGAATGGGCCCAGTCATCAAGCACAACAATGAAACCTTTTTGGGCAATGGTTATGTGCGCCTGTTGAGAATCGACAGTGCAGAAGCAGATGATATCATAGCTACGATTGCAATGCGTGTCAGACAGCTGCAACCTGGTCGCAAGATCATCATTGTTGCCAATGACCAGGATTACATGCAACTACACGATGATAATCTACAGATTGTTGAACTCAGTTCAAAGTTCAAGAATATTCGCAAGGGGGATCTCACTGGTGAGCAGTACTTGCTCCAGAAAATCATCGGGGGTGATGCATCTGACAATATCCCTGGTTGTGGGGTCCGGGGAGGGAAGTCCCTTGCTCTAGATCCAGAACGACTTGCCAAGACTCTGGCCGAGAACAAGGCATTTGAGGAACAATTTCTGCTCAACCAACGATTGGTCGATTTCCGAAAAATGCCTTCCGAACTGCAAGATCGCATCTGGGACGAGTTTCTAAAGATTGCTCCCGAATTTAGGCTCTCTGAGTCACTAACTCCAATCCGGCTCAAAGAGCCCAGACCCATTGCTGTTCCCTCAGCCACAGTTCCTGTTCCTACTCTATTGACTCCTGTCAAGATAGTGCCCAAGATCACGCTCAAACCTCCACTATTTCCAAAGTCAAAGTGAGCACATATTATGCAGACGGTAGGCATACTATGCTCATAAAAATGATTGCATTCTGGATAGCTCTGCCATTGTGTGCTGAATTTGAACCACATGGCTACCACCACCACTGCAGACAGCGAGGATCTTACCGTCCTCACCCAATGGGTCTTGGACACGTATCCGGAGACTCGTGTTCTGTCCATTGCGACGTTTCGCCGCTTCTTGGACGAGCTTTACTGCCTCATGATCGAAGCAGGACTGCTCAACTTCAAGCATTTCACTATGCAAGAGACCCTTGATCTACCAGAGCATGGTGTAATCCTGGATGGTCTCATGACCCAACTCCAACACATTCCGGTGTGATGGCAATCACCTGACCTGACATGAACTGACCACCAAGCGATCGTGCTTTGTTTGCATATTTGTATCACACTGCAAAAAGCTTGGCATCAGCCGATTGTATATGACCATGTTCACCCCTTATACGAATGACTTTCCACTTTGAAGTGTGCACAAGTTTTTTGACAGGCTCCATGCCCTCTTTTTCAATGGTTTCATAGTATTCTTTCTCTCTGGTCTCAATCCCTTTTTCAGAAATGGGAGTTTGTTCCCAGAGTTTAACCAACTCTCTCAGGTAGAAATGATATCCCCTATGCTGACCGATGATTTCTGTAATTGATGTCATAGTAGTAATATTACTACTGACAGTAAAAATTACACGACAAGTCATTTTTCTTGCTACCCCATGTGAAATTATTTTTTTGTATTACGTTGTCAATAAAATAAAAGGCTATAAAAGTAACTGTTTTCCAAAAAATGACACAGAGAGATATGCATATCCATACATATATAAATATATTACATGTTGAGCATTCCACCCACACCTGTCAGATTACCTATCAAGGTGGTAGGAACTCCTCAGGTACCCGCGACCACCCCATTGGTGCCGCCGGTTGTGAAGCCAGTTCCAGCTCCAGTTCCAACTGCAACACCCGTTCCAGCTCCAACTGTGAAACCAGTTCCAATTCCAACTGTGAAGCCAGTTCCAATTCCAACTGTGAAGCCAGTTCCATCTCTATCCAAGAACCTTGTACCCACCCCACCCACAACTGAAGGTGGGGGTGATTTCTTGCGCAATCGTTACAAGAAGCTGAAACTTCGAGACCATATTTATCAGTTGCCAGATACCTATATCGGTAGCATTGAGCCAGATACCACAAAGATGTGGTTGCATGAAAATGGGAAGATGGTCAACCGCGATGTCACATTCATACCAGGCCTGTTCAAAATCTTCGATGAGGTCTTGGTGAATGCTGCAGATCAGCATATCCGTATGGGTGAATATGTTGACATCCTTGCCAAGAGAGCGAAGGGCCTTGTGGCTCCCTCGTTTCAGCTTCCGACCGTGGTTGCACCTGTCAAGAACATCAAAGTCTCAATCAATCAAGGACAGAACACCGTCTCAGTAGAGAATGATGGTCCTGGCATTGATATTGAAATGCATCCAGATGAGAAGGTCTACATCCCTCAACTTATTTTTAGTGAGCTTTTAACTGGTACCAATTACACTGGCGAGAGTGAAAAAAGAGTTGTTGGTGGTAAGAACGGATATGGTGCCAAACTGTGCAATATCTACTCAGATGAGTTTATCATCGAGACCGTGGACAGTCATCGCAAACTGTATTACAAACAGGTATGTCGCAAGAACATGCTGGAGGTTGGGGAGCCAGAGATCAAGGTCTATCGCGGTAAGCCATTCACACGTATCACTTTCAAGCCTGACCTAGCACGTTTTAATCTACCTGCTGGATTGCCGTATGATACAGTCAAGATTATGGAGAAGCGGGTCTGGGATACTGCAGCATATACAAAGAAGGATTGTAATGTTTTCCTGAATGGTCAGAAAATTGCAGTCAAAGATTTCGAAAAGTATGCTGAGCTCTTCATTGGTCCCAAGAGCCAGACCAAGCGTGTTCACGCTTCTCCAAATACTCGATGGGAGATTATCGCCTGTCCAAGTTGGGATAATGATTTTGTACAGATCTCCTTCGTCAATGGCATCAGTACTCGCCGAGGCGGTAAGCACGTGGATCATGTGACCAACAAGATTTGCAAGGATCTGGCCAAGCTACTGAATGAAAAACACAAATCCAAAAAGGTGAACATCAAGCCTCACCATATCAAGAAGAATTTGTGTGTGTTCATCAAAGCAGCCATCGAGGACCCTAGTTTTGATACCCAGACGAAGGAGTTTATGACAACACTCGTCGCCAAGTTTGGCAGTCGATGTGATATCAGTGACCAATTTATCAAGGATCTGGCCAAGACTGGAATCTCCGAAAAAGTCATGGACTTTTATCGCTTCAAGGATGCCCAGGAGGGCAGGAAGACCGATGGTCGCAAACAGAGCCGTATTAGTGGCGTCCCCAAGCTCGAGGAGGGCAGCAAGCCAGGTACGCGTGAGTCCATGAAATGTACCTTGATCCTAACTGAAGGAGACTCGGCCAAGTCTCTGGCCATTTCAGGTCTGAGTGCACTTCCTGAGAAAGAACGACAGTACTGGGGAGCATTCCCACTCAGAGGCAAGCTGTTAAATGTCAGAGAGGCGACCATGAAGCAGCTCCTTGGAAATGAGGAGATCAAAAACATCAAAAAGATCATGGGTCTACAAGAGAAGAAGACTTATCTGACCGATACAGAGGTTCAGCATCTGCGTTATGGTCGCATCATGATCATGACTGATGCTGATGTTGATGGAGACCACATTAAAGGTCTTCTGTTTAACTTCTTTCACCATTATTGGCCGAGTTTCATGAAGCGTGATACCGCGTTCTGCAGTTTGATTACTCCAGTTGTCAGGGTCTGGAAAAACAAGAGGAAGGGTAGTCGCACTGTACCAGATCCCAACAGCTATCTTAATTTCTACACATTGCCGGAGTTTGAGTCCTGGAAAAAGGATGGCAAGAAAGGAACTGGTTGGAAGCACAAATACTACAAGGGACTGGGTACCAGTACTGATAAAGAGGCGAGTGAGTATTTCCGCAACATGAAGGTGGTCAACTATATCTGGGATCAACAGGAGTTTCATCAGGAGACAACCACAATGAACCGCAATGATTATGCGCTCAACTTGGCATTCCAGAAAAATATGGCCGACAACCGCAAGCTCTGGCTCTCCGACTTCGATCCGAATGTGGTCTATGATTACAACATTGGGTCGGAGAGCTATTGGGATTTTATCATGAAACGTCTCAGAACTTTCAGTTATGAGGATTGTCTACGCTCCATTCCATCAGTGTGTGATGGACAAAAGGTCTCTCAGCGCAAGATCCTCTATGCTTGTTTGAAAAAGAATGTCAGGAATGATTACAAGGTTGCACAACTCGCCGGTTATGTCGCACAAACCGCAGCATATCATCACGGTGAGAACAATATCTCTGGAACCATTGTTGGTCTGGCGCACGATTATATTGGCAGTAACAATATGAATCTACTCGTCCCAAGTGGACAGTTCGGTAACAGGTATGGTGGTAAGGGTCCTGCTGGATCTGAGGGTCTTGGTAAGAATTTTGCCGCCCCACGTTACATCTACACTCGCCTGAATGATATCGTCAATCACCTGTTTCACAAGCATGATCAGAGCTTGTATAAATATCTTGAGGATGATGGCACATCCATCGAACCAGCTTGGTACTTGCCTGCACTACCGCTGATCTTGGTGAATGGTAGCTCTGGTATCGGAACCGGCTTCAGTTGTGATGTACCCAGCTACAAACCACAGCATCTCGTGGAGAACCTGAAAAGAATGATGTCCGGTAAAGAACCAGTGAAGATGCGCCCCTGGTATCGTGGTTATCAAGGTGACATTATCCCCTGTGGAAAAGGTAAATTCACCAGTCATGGTGTATACCAGGTAATCGACCACAATACCGTCGAGGTGACAGAGCTTCCTGTTGGAGCAGGTAAGGACACTATGTGCCTATTAGACTACAAGAACTTTATCCAGAGTATTATCAGTGGTTCGATTAATGTCAATGAGAAAGGGGGCGAAAAAGCAACAAAGCACAAGCTGACTGGCAAGATCATAGATGCGGTCTTCGACCTGACAAACAATACAATCAAGGCACGCATCACCTTCGCACCAGGTGCGCTGCGTGAACTGTTGCCAAATAAGATGGAGTTTGAGAAGCTGTTGCGACTTAGACTTCACATTCACACTACGAACATGCACCTGCTCGATCCAAGTGGCAAGATCAAGAAATATGAAACACCTGAAGACATCCTCAGAGAATACTACAGTCTCCGTATCGTCTTCTACGATGAGCGTAGGAAAATGTTGCTGAGGGACTACCAGCTGGATTATGACCGTGCCAGTGCAAAGGCTCAATTCATCCGAGATGTACATGACGGCAAGATCAAACTGAATGATCAGAATCCAAGTGGAAAGGGAGTCAAGCCACGTCCAAAGAAGAACGTCATTGAGCAGCTCCAGACCCTTGAGTACCCGATGTTCCACAAAGAGACCAAGAAACCATGGGAGTTTGGTTATGGCGAGGATTCTGCTGGTACCGCCACCAGTACAGCCAGTGCAGCTGGTGCATCCAGCACATCCAGCGCATCCAGCGCATCCACCGGCGAAGAAGAAACTAACAAGGAGCTGGACCCAAGTGTCGGCTACAGTTATTTGTTTACATTGCACATCGAACACCTCACAGAGGATAAGATCAAACAACTCGAGGAGGACCGTGATATTGCACTTGATAAGCTGACAAAGCTTCAGGGAAAAACACCACAGGATCTGTGGTGTGAGGATTTGGATGATCTTATGTCAGTGTATGGAGAACTAAACACAGAATGGTTTGAGGAGAAGAAGGTTGCACCAGGTCCAGACCTCAAACTGATCAAGAGGACTGTTGATATCCAGTTCCGCCCAGCACCTGCAAAGAGGATTATCACCGTAACCAGGAAAAATTGAATGACTGACTTCAACAATTACAAACGCAGTACAACGCAGTACAACCATGATCCTGGAAGTGGCGGATGCTAAAGATCCACAATGGAAATCACCTTTCTGGGCAAAAGCTCTTATACATCTAACCACAGACTATGAAGAGATCACACGGGTTCTTGAGCGAAGCTGTCGTTTCAAAGTGCGAGAATATAATGCATCTGGTACAATGGTCATCAAAGTTGCATGTTGGGCCGTAACTTTCGACAAGGAAGACTGTTGGTGCAAAATCACAAACAGTGAACGCAGAAGGATTCTTGAATACGTTGACTCACTTCGACGCTAACATGATGTGTATGTGTGTGCTCGCTCACGCACTTTCTTTGCTAGCAATCAGATTGTTGAAAAATGGGTTCGAATTACTGTCCAGAGAGTGATTCAGAAATAGAGTCTTGGTGTTCGTGGTCCTGCCGATATTCTCCATGGTGTCCAGATGTTGGGTCCTCAGCACAAAATTAACGATCTCTTGATGAGTCATTCCGAAATTACATGCCAGGTCTGATACACCTGACTCATATCCTTTCATGATGGCAATTCTTTGCTGACTGATTCCCTCGCCCTGAAGTCTCTTGCGATCACGATCCGCTTCTGCTAGTTTGACCTGTTTGATGTATTCTGCTTCTGCCTCATTCTTGGCGGCCTCTCTCAAGCGCTCGGTGGCATTGATCTTGTTCATCGCTTTCATGACTTGATTGTCTGGATCGATCGTCGTCAGAAGAGTATTCTCGATGGTAAAGCCATGTGACTGCATCTTTGGAGCAAGTCGCTCACTAATTGCATTGCTAATTTCATCCGGCGACTCGAAGAGCTCATCCAGACGCATCTTGGGAACACGTGCACGAACCACATTCTTGACAAATGACTCCATCTGAGAAATTGGATCATCCAGACTAAAAAAAGCACGTTGTGTGTCCTCTGGGCGCACCAGGAATTGCACATCAATGCCCAGATGAGTCAGAACATTGTCTTTCGTCTTTACTTGAAGGTCCACTGATTTCTGCTGCAGACGATTGCTGACAGGCACGATACTCTGAACAACCGGCATGTAAAAGTTCATTCCAGGGCGAGCCAGTCTTGTAAAACGACCGAACGTCTGGACGACTCCAGTGCTCGAGGTCTGGATGATACGAAAAAACATGATGGGATGGGGTTTGTGTGTTTGTGTTTCTGTGATTTGAAAAGAATGGTTTCACAATCTTTTCAAAAATTTCTAGCCCAGGATCGGTCAGGAGTGAAATGTATTTCACTTCACTTGCGGACAACCTTGGTGTAGGACTGGCTGGCAAGGCGGAGAGCATCCTTGTAGGCCATTTTTGGGTTGGCTTCAAGAACAGCTTTGACGTGACGGAGCCATGGGTTCTTCTTGGCAGCAGCCTTCGAGGCAGCTACGCGCGCAGGCGACTTGTATGACACAACACGTGGCGTTGCGCGCAGAGCACAGTGGGCGCGACTCTTTGGACCTTTCTTGCGCCAGACACAATGTTCCATGTGAGTGCATTCGGCAAGGGGTTGACCAGTGCAGATACCGCTACCAGCGAAGGTAGGACCGTAAGCAGGGAGACGACGTGGCATTCGTGTTTGATTCCTATAGAAAATTTCCTTGAGTGTGAATGTGATGAGATGCTGTACATTGCTACCCCTCAGGTCTCATCGTATCTTACTTGAATGGGCGTCCACTGACCCACAAGACGAGTGAACGCCTCTTACCCTTCGTCACCGGAGTGACACGATGCAGGAAATAAGAGGGGAAACAGATGACTGTCCCCTTATCCTTGCATACTGTTGATATTGATTTGCTCGTGTAGAATTGCAGATCACCGCCTTCATAATCAGCTGGGTCAGAGATCTGAATAACCACGGAGAGCTTACGCAGACTTGATGCTCCAGATCCAAAGTCGAGGTGCCAGTCATATTTACCCTGATAACTCTCATCATATTCCGTGTACTGAATTTGTTCATTCATGAAGCTAATGTCAAAATCCCACATGGCATCGTTCGCCCTCTTGGCATACATACCAACCTTATTGTAAAGCCACATCCAGTCATCATTCTTTGGAAGCCAGGTGATTCTACTGTCCCGGTAACTCTTGTTGACCACACCAGATGTGTTGCCCTCATGGAGAGCAACGCCCTCCAACTGAGCATCAAGTTTGGCAATGTCATCCGAGGTCAGTCCACCCCGAAAATAATAAAAATTATTCAGATTGTTGCTATACTTGATGAACTTCGTCTGATCCGTATCGAATTGACTCATGGTATCTGTGATGGTATCTGTGATGGTATGTGATGGTATGTGATGGTATGTGATGGTATGTGATGGTATGTAATATAGTGATTGTGAACCTCTATATCCTCTCCGCCATGTTTTTCTGAATGAGAGAACGCATTTTCATCTATATATATAGGGAGGAAAAATGTGCATTGTATATATAGATCCATATGTCAGAAAACATTAGTGAGCTCTTGGACAACATCGAAATTCTGAAAGAAGATTTCGAAGACCTGACCAGAGAATCATGGGAGGATGTCGATATGAGTAAGGATGAACTAGCCGAACGGGAAGCTCAATTGCAAGGTCTTCTCGCCACCATTGATGATTTCGTTAGGATGGCCAACAACTACGAACCCACTGTCAAGAACCTGAATGAATGCACCGCATCCAGAGACAATCTCGCCAAGGAGGTTCAGAGACTCGCCACAGAACTTGATACTGCACGCAAAACTGCTCCTGTGGCTCCTATTAGGGCTCCCGTCAGGGCTTCCATCAGAACTTCCATCAGAAAGGCTCCTGTCAAAGCTACTACCGGGAACAGAAGGGCTCCTCCACGCCGAGCCAAGTGCTCTGAGAGAGAACAGGACGCATGTGTGGTTGAAGGAGAACGCAACCCATGTTTCTGGCATGAGGATATGTGCATCACTGGTACTGATTACAAGAAGAAAATGGGTATCAAGCGCCCTCGCCCTGCTACCGGCAGCGGCGCTCCTGTTCCAAGGGCAGGAAGCAAGAAAGCCCTGGGTGACCAGGTCAAGATGGTTGCCATGAGGGTCGGTGTAACCATGCCTGCTTTGAACATTCATCTCAAGGAAAACTTTGGAAAGACCTTCAGTCGCCTTACTATCCAAGAACTGGGTGAGGTTCTTATGGATCTAATGCAAGGGCAGGAAGTGAGCCAGACGCCATCCGGTGTTTTGCCACCACCACCAACCGTACCTGTCAGTGGCGTGTATCTGCAAACACCATCACAACTGCCACCACCCCCACCCCCAATGTAAGTGTGTCTACAATCTTAATCCCAGTTGAAAGACTGTGAACAAGTTTTACGACGATTTCCCTGACTAGATGTGGGATTTGTAAATGAATTCACCTTACGCTCAAAGTCGAGTCCAAATCCGCTCGAGTCTGTGTTTTCCTGCTTCTTGCATCTATCCTGAATCTTGGGTGGAACCTTGTATGATCCACCTGGACCAAGATTTTTAGCATCCTTTTTCTTGTTTGGACAACGTTTCTTGCCATTCTTGCCAATCTGTACTCTGTCGAATGTCAGATTGGCGGATGCGAACATATTTAACTGATTGCTGTTGCAGTTTCTAGGCATATACAACACTTGCTATACTATGTTTTACATACATTACATTTTCCAGTGTTGTGCGAACAGTGCAAACACTAGACATCATACATCACATTGCTCCCTGTTGACATTTCGCGACCCAGACTCGGTTCATTTCGGAAGCGGTTCCTCCTGTACAAGAACCACATGATTGCGAGAAGTCCAATGGCTATTGTGGCGATGATCATCACACCCACAGTGATGGCTGCAATCATGTTTGTATCTATGTCGGTGTCATCGTTACCATCAGCCTGCGAATTTGGCTGACCCTCGCTACCATCATCGGGTGAAAGCTTTCGAACCTTGACAGGCTCGATTGCCTGTACAACCTCGAAGGATGATACAACATCAACCACATCCTCCTCCATACCATTGTCTGCAAGGGCGATCACCAGATTGCTGTCATCGTCAACAGAAACAATTCCCCCCAATCCCATAAGTACATCTCCCAGAGTCTTGGTGATCATCTCTCTCTCATCATCATCGAGCTCTGGATCAAGCTTCACCCTGATGACTTCAAGCCACCTGAAATCATACTCTCCGCCATCTGAGTCAGTCCCAATTGGGTGGGATCCCTTGCTCATGTCTCCCTCAAACTTTCCTTGATCGTCCTCAGATCCTTGACTCATATCTCCCACAAAACCTCCAGGACCATCCTCATCTCCCTCTGAGGTTTGATCCTCGAGAAAAGCCTTGAGCTTCTCCTTGAGCCGCTCCTTTTTCTCTTCCTTGTCCTCCTCATCATCCGGTCTCCCAGGATTCTTACTCTTGCTTTCACTTTTGTCAGTGTCTGTTTCAGTATCGGTGTTTGTGTCTGTCTCTGTAGCTGTTTCAGTGTCCGAAGCTGCAGTGTCTATCTCAGTGGCTGTTTCGGTGTCAGAGGCTGAAGTGACTATCTCTGTCTCAGAAACTGCAGTGTCCATCTCTGCAGCTGTGTCTGTCTCAGTATCGGTATCAGTTGCTGTTTCGGTGTCAGGTTGGGTCGTGCCTGGAGGCGTGGTTCCCGGAGGGGCAGTTGTGCCTGGAGCGGTGGTGGTTCCCGGAGATGTTGTACCTGGCGCTGTTGTTCCCGGAGATGTTGTACCTGGCGCTGTTGTTCCCGGAGATGTTGTACCTGGAGATGTGGTTCCCGGAGACGTTGTTGTTCCCGGAGATGTGGTTCCCGGAGACGTTGTTGTTCCCGGAGTCGCTGTTGTACCTGGAGATGTGGTTCCCGGAGACGTTGTTGTTCCTGGAGGTGTTGTTCCCAGAGTCGCTATTGTACCTGGTGGTGTTGTACCTGGGGGTGTTGTTCCTGGAGGTGTTGTTCCCAGAGTCGCTGTTGTACCTGGAGGTGTTGTTCCTGGAGGTGTTGTCCCTGGAGATGTTGTTCCTGGAGATGTGGTTCCTGGAGATGTGGTTCCTGGAGATGTGGTTCCCGGAGGTGTTGTTCCTGGAGGTGTTGTTCCTGGAGGTGTTGTTCCTGGAGGTGTTGTTCCTGGAGGTGTTCCTGGAGATGTGGTTCCAGGAGGCGATGTTGTACTTTCAGTTCCGCTCTCACCATCAGTTTCAGTCATGCCAGTGCTCTCGTCATCAACATCAGTCATACCAGTTGTCTCGGTATCACCATCAGTTTCAGTCACACCGGTACTCTCATCATCACCATCAGTTCCAGTCACACCGGTACTCTCATCATCACCATCAGTTCCAGTCGCACCTGTGCTATCACCATCGGTCTCGGTCATACCAGATGTCTCGGTATTAACACCAGTTTCAGTCATACCAGTTGGCTCGGCATCGGTACTATCACCGTCGGTCTCAGTCATACCAGTTGGCTCGGTATCGGTACTATCACCAGTTTCAGTCATACCAGTTGTCTCGGTTTCACCATCAGTTCCAATCATACCAGTTGTCTCGGTATTAACACCAGTTTCAGTCATACCAGTTGTCTCGGTATCACCATCAGTTCCAGTCACACCTGTGCTATCACCATCGGTCTCAGTCATACCAGTTGGCTCGGTATCACCATCAGTTTCAGTCACACCTGTGCTATCACCATCAGTCTCAGTCATACCAGTTGTCTCTGTATCACCATCAGTTCCAGTCACACCTGTGCTATCACCACCGGTCTCGGTCATACCCGATGTCTCGGTATTAACACCAGTTTCAGTCACACCAGATGTCTCGGTATTAACACCAGTTTCAGTCATACCAGTTGGCTCGGCATCGGTACTATCGCCGTCGGTCTTAGTCATACCAGTTGGCTCGGCATCGGTACTATCACCGTCGGTCTCAGTCATACCAGTTGTCTCGGTATCGGTACTATCACCATCGGTCTCAGTCATACCAGTTGTCTCTGCATCGGTACTATCACCATCGGTTCCTGTCACACCTGTACTGTCACCATCGATTTCAGTCATCATACCGGTGCTCTCGCCATCGGTTTCAGTCACACCTGTGCTATCACCAGCGGTTTCAGTCACACCTGTGCTATCACCAGCGGTTTCAGTCATCATACCGGTGCTCTTGCCATCAGTTCCAGTCATCATACCTGTACTTTCACCATCGGTATCAGTCATCATACCGGTGCTCTCGCCATCAGTATCAGTCACATCTGTGCTATCACCATCGGTCTCAGTCATCATACCGGTGCTCTCGCCTTCAGTATCAGTCATACCTGTGCTATCACCATCGGTCTCAGTCATCATACTAGTACTCTCACCATCGGTCTCAGTCATCATACCAGTACTCTCGCCATCAGTTCCAGTCATACCGGTGCTTTCGCCCTCAGTACCAGTCACATCTGTGCTATCACCATCGGTCTCAGTCATACCGGTGCTCTCGCCATCAGTTCCAGTCATATCGGTGCTCTTGCCCTCAGTACCAGTCACACCTGTGCTGTCACCATCGGTCTCAGTCATCATACCGGTGCTAACACCTGTGATATCACCATCGGTCTCAGTCATCATATCGGTGCTCTCGCCATCAGTATCAGTCACACCTGTGCTCTCGCCATCAGTATCAGTCACACCTGTGCTCTCGCCATCAGTTCCAGTCACACCTGTGCTATCACCATCGGTCTCAGTCATCATATCGGTGCTCTCGCCATCAGTATCAGTCACACCTGTGCTCTCGCCATCAGTTCCAGTCACACCTGTGCTATCACCATCGGTCTCAGTCATCATATCGGTGCTCTCGCCATCAGTTCCAGTCACACCTGTGCTATCACCATCGGTCTCAGTCATCATA